GAGGTAGGACGAGCTGACCACCTGGTAGCGACCGGCCAGCACGTTCGTGCTGGGGGTGGATCCGCTGTTGCCGTGGATCAGGGCGGAGCCCATCAGCTCGGCGGCGGCGATCTCCAGTTCCGGCGGAACCAGGAGCAGGGCCGGGGCAATTCCCAGCGGGTTGCCGTCTGGATCCTTGAGCTTCCGGTAGCTCGATACCGCGGTCTTGAGGCCCGCAAGCGCCAGGGCGTTGCCGGAACCGGCCGTTTCCTTTGCGTAGTAGCTCGAGTTGCTCGACTCGAACTCCGCCCAGAACACCTTATTGAGCTTGATCGCGGCCCCGCGACCGAGACGCGACGGGATGGCCGAGAGCGCACCCAGGTCATCGTTGATGATGTCCTGGCGGGTCACGCTCGTGAGCCGGCCGTAGGTCTTGGCCTTGATCGTGCGAGTCTCGTCGCTCGCGTCAGCCGACTTCAGCTCGCCGCCGTTGCCGACTTCCTCGAACTCAAAACCACCGTTGAGGCGGATGCCCGTGATGGTCTTGAAATCCGACACGCTGCGAACGCTCGCGATGCGGTCCCACACCGACTCGACGGCGTTGAACCCGGCCAGCAGGAACTTGCCGTAGGTCGCGGCAAGGACGTTGCTGATCGCGTGCGTCGCGAAGGCGGTCGCCATGATCGTCCGCAGGTTGCCGTGGGTGATCCGATTGGTGCCGCCGTCGTACCCGTTGGCACGAGCGGCCTGCAGCAGCGTCTCACCCAGCGACACCGAACGATTCTTGTTCGCGGCCTCGAGGACGCGAGCGTCGAACCGCTTCTCCACATCGGGAAGGCCACCGGCGAGGCACAGGCTCGCCTCGACGACCGCCTGGCCGTCGACCTTCTCGACAACATGCACCGCCGGTGCGGCGGGACGGCTGGCACGCAGCTCGGTGAGCAGCGTCGCCTTCACGTCCTCGAGCACCTTCGCCTTGACTTCCTCCACGGAAATCTCCTTGACGGTCTCGACCTGGGAGTCCACGGCGACGATCGCCGGGGCTTCCGTCTGCGGCGCGGCGGCCTCGACGGGCGTTTCGTTGGCGTGATCCGCCATGGAAAGATCCCCATTCGCCTCCGCGGCGATAGCGGCGGACGTAGCGGCGTCCGCACCGAACAGAACGATCGAAACCTCGCGGAGCGAGCTTGCCCGCACGACCGAAATCGGGCCGGTGAAATCCCGGCCGTTGACGTTGACGACCTCGCCAGGGGCGACGTTTTCGATCCGCCCGGTGTCGGCCCCGATAGAGGCCTGCAAACGCAGTCCCTTGCGGGCCAGGCTGATGACGCGATCAGCCAGAGGCCCCTCGCCAATCAGCTCGCCGGCCAGCGTGATTTGCTCGCCGTCGTTGGCCACCACCGTCGACTGCCCAAGCAGCGAATCCAGGCTGGCTTCGTGGCCCCACAGGATCGGGATTGCCTGCCGCGTCGTGTCCATGCCGGCCAGGTCGACAACGAGCGGGTTCCGCGACCACGACTGCCGAATCGCCCGGCCGGTGTATGCCGTGATCTCAAACGTCGGGTTCGCCGGGGCATCACCATCGGCGGCCTTGAGGCGGAAGTCGGCAGAGAAGTTCATCGCGTTCATGCGTTCGACTCCTGGGCGACCGGTTTCTGCGCGGGCTGCATTTCCGGCAGCCCAAGCTCTAATGCCATCTGCCTTTCAGTCGCCCGCTGCCGCAAAACCTGCTGCCAGTTCTTGCCGCGCTTGGCACAAATCTCGGCGAGCGTCGACGTGTTGGCCTCAAGCTGCATGGCCTCGGCTTCGCTCTCCTTGGTCGGATCGACGTGCTCGTGACCATCCCACGTCCACGTCCAATTCCACTCGGCGACCGGGGGAAGGCCGTCGGGGATCAACCCCGGAACCAGGGCGGCCTCGTCAAGCCACTTGAACAGCAGCGGATCGAGGATGACACGCTCGACGTCGCCCCGCTCGGTCGCTTGGTGCTTGCGGTAGACCAGGTAGTCGCCCCGCATTGACGAGTAGTTCGCCGACGAGGAATCCATCGCCGCCACGATGTACGGCATGTTCACTGCACGAGCGATCTCGTTGAGGATCCGCCGCACGAACGAGTCGTAGGTGCCGGTCGGTTGCTCGGGCTTGAGCTGATACGGCTCCCATCCCTCCGGGGCGCTCATCATCATGCCGCGGACGATCGGCATGGTTTCCCAGGCGTCGATGCCGGCGGCGCCGGAACCGTCAGCAGGCATGGTTGTCTTTAGGATCGCCGCGAAGTCGGCGGCCGTCTCCGCAGCGGTCACGACCGCGAGGGTGTACCGCCGCAGCATCGCGAACAGCTCGAGGGCCGGGACGATCTCGCCGACGCCGCGATGCTGGCCGGGCCGCGTCGCGTGGAACCAGTGCAGGACGTTTTCGGCCGACTCCCAGCGGCCGTCGATCGACCAGCCAGGCAGCAGGCTGCCGGGGTGGTGACGCATGACCCAGTAGTCGGTGACGTTGCCGTCCTCGTCGAACCGCAGCCCGTCGACCTCGCCGGGACTCGGAACACCCTGCGGATCGCAGATTTGGTCGGCCTCAACGAGCTTCACGTCGAGCTGCACGCCACGGAGGCGGCGATTATTCGACAGAATCGCAAAGGCCTCGCCGTCGCCGAACTTGGCGATTTTGGCGATTCGCAGCTTGCGGGCCAGGTCGATATTGACCATCCAGTCAAAGACGGCCAGCTCGACGCGTCGGACGCGCGACGGATCGGCGTCGACCCCCATATCGAGCTGCAGCCGCGGGCCGGTCCCAATCAGGTCGTTTGCCCAGGTGCTCGCCATTCCGGCCGCATACGAGTTGTTTGCAATCTCGTACCTGGCACGGGCCCGCAGTTTGCGTCGGACGTCCGGTGCCAGTGCGGCGTCAGCGGCGTAGTAGTCCGCCATCGACCAATGCCGCTGATTGAGGTTGGTCGTCTGGGCCGCGTCGTAGCGGGCGCGGAGCATGGTCTGGATCGCGACCTTCTGCTTCGCGACAGTGGCCTGCAGCTCTGCCTTCGTCTCGGTTTTGCGGGTGGCTCGCGGCATCAGCCAATCGCCCCCGGAGACTGTTGCCTGGTGAACCGCATCGACAGCCACGGCGAGCGGCTGGCGTTGGCACTGGCCCGCTGCCCGATCACGAACTTGGCGGCCTCGACCTGGCGCTGCAGATCGTGCTGCTCGACCTCGCCGGCGTCAGTCCGCGCACGCAGCGGCTGCCCAAGGTTCTGGGCGATCGCGTCGAGCAGGTCGTCGTTATCGGCCAAGGGCGGCACCTCTAGCGTCAGGGGCCACGCGGCACCCTACACGCTAGTGTACCATTGTCCACCTTCGCCGATCGGTCAACCCTAGAATCGGCGGCCGATGCGGGCGAGCAACTCCTGCCGCTTGCTCGCCATTTGCTCCTTGCTGATCGTGCGCCGCTGCATGGCCATCGGTCTGGCATCAGCCCCGACGGCCGACACGCCGGCGTAGGATGCGGCCACGAAGGCCCCAACGATGCAGTCAAGCCAGTGGTTGTCGCGGCCTGGAATCAGGCGCCATTCGTCCACGACGCGACCCCTGGCCTCGACCCTCGTCGGATACTCCGCGGTCAGGTGTTCCGCCAGCATTTCGTGCTGCCCGGCGTGAATCGTGAACGCTTGCGGATCGGCCGCCGGCAGCTTCATTCGTGCGGCGAACAGGCTTTTCCACGCGTTTGTGTCGAACAGCACATGCCGCTGCTTGAGGATCGTGCTCGTCCGCCAGTTGGTGCCAATCCGCTCCCCGCGATCCGGCTTCCGGTCGGACAGGGTGGATCCAGAGGCCCCTACGAAACGCCCGTGCGTTGGCAGGACGCGGGGCCCCCAGGCCGATCGCCTGGCGAAGTCGCGGACGACGCCGGCCGTCTGTGCCCAATTCGCATCGACGAACAGCTGCGAGCACCGCATCACGGCGTCGCCGTCCTCGCGGGCGAACTCACGGTCGAGTATTTCGATAGCCACCTGCTCGAGCCCGGCGTTGATCGCCGCTTCCAGGCCGGCGCCGCCGGCGGCCTTCACCAGCGTCTTACGGGCGTCGCGGAGGGTGTAGTAGCTCCGCGATTGCTCCGGGTAGGCCCCGTAGGCGACCAGGTGGCCGCGAAGCTGCGGGCCCCATCCGACGACCGCCCAGTAGAGGAGCTTTTCCTGCACGTCGACAAATGCTGTCAACGTGTCGAGGCCGGCCGGCACGACCCACCGCGGCACGTTGACGATTCGCCCGCGAACGTCGTCGCCAGCAAGGGCCGCCGCCTTCGCCTCGTTGGCGAGCGGTTGCTGTTGGAACTCCGACGCGAACACGTCCTCGCCGTCGTCAATGAGGGCGTTGTAGGCGTGCTGGACTGCGGAGTGTTCCGCGTCAGGATCGAAGCACGACGCCCATGACACGACGCAGCCGTCGTCCATGGCGGCGCGGTTGGCCAGGTAGAACTCGTTGGCCTCACGGTGGGCGCGGGCCTGGTCGCCAACTCGGTCTTTGTCGAACGTGTTCCGCAGCTCGCGGTATTTCGATAGCCACAGTTCTTCGTGATTCTTCGACCAGGCCCGCACCATCGGAATCCGCTCGCCCTGGTAGGCAGGGTATTTCCGCGGATCGAGCAGCTGGTCGACCATATCCTCGCGTTGGATCACGGTTGCGTTGATGACGCAGGCGATGCTCTTGGTGTGGCCGGCGAGTTTCATCACGCTCTTGGCGAGGATTTCGAGCCGCTTCTGCACCTGCACCGTCGATGCTGCACTCTCGCGGGTCTGCGGGTCGTCGACGATTACGAAGTCTGGGCGGAGTTGGGTGCCATCGGGAGACTTGTGTCGCAGGCCAAGGATCGACCCGGTGAGGCCGCGGGAGAATATGATCGACCCACCGCTCACGGATCCCTGGATCGCCGGCAGGACGATTGAATCGGCGTTCCACCGGATATGCGTATGCTCGCCGCCGCAGGTCTGCGACAGGCACCGCTGCGGCTTGCCTTCCAGGGCCCGCACCGGCACGCAGACCTCGGGGAAGTCTTCCGCGAGCAGGTCGTTTTCGGCAAGCTCCAACTTGATCGACGTGATGGCCTTCGCCGCCAGGTCGGCCTCGGCAGCGAAGATCGCCCCGAATCGGCGATGGCCGTAGAGCATGGCCCAAATGAGCGAGTTTTCGCTGATGGTGCTTTTCGCGAACCCGCGATACACCGCGTTCACAAACCGGCCGCCGCGGAGGATGCAGTCTTGAATCCTGCCGATGACCCGCAGGTGGTCGTCAGAGAACGGCGAGAGGCCCGTCGAGTTTGGGAAATACTCAACCAGGAACTTCGCCAGGTCGAGGCGGCAGGCGTCGCGTCGCTCCTGGTTGACGACGTTGCCGATCGCACCAATGTCGGCACCGAGGCGCGTCGTGGCCCGGCCACGCTCGAGGGTCGCTTTCCGGCGATTCTCAATGGCCTGCTTGGATTTCGCGACCACTAGCGAGCCTCCACCGCAGCCATCACGGCACGGGCCAGGTCAACGAGGCGGGCGGTCTCGACGATCACCACGCTGGGCTTGTTGTTCCGTCGGTGCCAGACGATCGGCACCTTGCCGGGCGGCGCGTCGCTCGTGGCCTGCTCGATCGCTGGATAGAGCTGCAGGGATTCGACTCGTTTGGCCTCGACGTGGATTGCGGCTTCGATCACGACGTCTGGCGAGTCTGGTCCGCCCTGGAACTGGACGCCACGGCGGGCGGATACGCCGAGGACGCCGCCAAGTTCTGCGGCCGCCTGGCGCTCGCCACGTTTGCCTTTCTCGCGTGATGCGCGGCCCATCAGTGTGACTCCGTTCCGGCTCCGTGTTAGGCGGCGAAGATGCCGCCGAATACTGGTTCTCACTTCGTCCGCTCCAGCAACCCGCGAAGCGTTGCCGCGATTTCCGCGCACTGCTCATCATCATCGTTGCCATCGTAGGCCGTGACCGCTTGGCAAATCGCCTCCCGCTCCACGTCGGTGAGCCGCAACCGCTCAATCTCGTCGGCCGCCTCGTCCAGCAAGGCCAACGGTTCACCTTCCTGCTCTGCCCGTAGTGATCTCTCTCGCAGTTCTTTCGCTATGTCGCTCATGTCATTCTCCA